CCCGTCATACGGCCTCTCAGGCGCCAGCCTGCCGGTCGAGATCGACGTGGTCGCCGGGTTCGCCACGCCGGTAGACGTTCCGCGCCGCGCGACCCGCGCCATGCACATGCTAATCGCCCACTGGTACGAGAACCGGCAGACAGCGGAGGTCGGCAACCGCGCGGCGGCGATCGAGGTGCCGTTCGGTGTCACCGACCTGCTGAACAAGCTGAGGCTGACGCTCGTCTGATGGCTGGCCTCATCAACCCGCGCGACTTGGACCGGCAGATCACGATCCAGCGGAAGGTGCCCGACCCGGCGCCGGACGCGGCCGGGTCTGAGACGTGGGCGACAGTCGAAGCCGGCGTCTGGGCGCAGGTGCAGGACATGCTGCCGAGCCGCGGCGAGCGGCTGGCGGACGGCATCGAGGTCGCGTCGCGCCCCGCGCGGGTCCGCATGCGATACCGCGAGGATGTCGCGCCGAGCATGCGCTTCGTCATGGCCGCCCCGCCGCTGGCGATCGTCGCCGGCCCGCCCCTGCCGCGCATCATGCAGATCGTCGCCGGGCCCGCCGAGCTTGGCCGACGCGAGGGGCTGGAGTTCATGGTCGAGGACTATAGCTCGGCCGGTAACGGCTGATGGCGACCTCGCGGGGCAAGGCGGAGGTCAGGAGCTACCTCGCCGGTCTGCCTGCCCAGATCGAGCGGAAGCTGCTGCGCGGCGCCGCGAAGGCTGCGGCTGCGGTCGTGATGGACGAGGCCAAGAGCCGCGTCACCTCGGAGGAGGTCCGCGACGCGTTGACGATGAAGTCGAAGGCGGTGCCGGGGCGGATCACCGTCACGATTACGGTAGCCCCCGGCTGGGCACGGTCGGTCGGCACCTGGCTGGAATACGGCACGGCGCCCCACTTCATCTCGGTCGACGATAGCCAGCGGCGCGGTCGCAGTGTCGGTCGGATCAACCGGCAGGTAAAGAGCGCAGACGGCGAACGCTCGCTGGTCATCGGTGGCCAGTTCGTCGGCACGACCGTCCACCACCCAGGCGCCCGCCCTCACCCGTTTCTGCGGGTCTCGCTCGACCTGAAGCAGGCGGAGGCGATCGCGGCGGCGCAGGCCTTCATCACGAGCCGCGTCAGCCCGGCAGGGGTCACTGGCAGCGATGAGCCGGAAGGTGACGACGCATGACGGGGGCGGACATCGTCGCGGCGCTGCTGCGCGCCGATAATGCCGTGCTGGCGGTGGCGCCGTTGGAGCGGATCAAGCTGGGGCGCCTGCCCGATGGCGTGACGCTCACCGCGATGTTGGTGCGCCGGATCAGCTCGGTCGATCAACAGCCGCTGAGGTGGAGCAAGGGCGTGCGGATCACCGACCGCGTGTCCGTCACCATCCGCGCGGCAAGCTACCGCGACCAGGTCGCCGCGATCCGCCTCGTTCGCGCCTGCTGCGCTGGTCGCACGGGCGACATCGGCGGAGGCAAGGCCGTGTCGATCCTCACCGCCGGCATCAGCCCCGACGTCGCGGGGCCGGCCGACAGCTTCGAGCAGACCTGTGATTTCAAGGTCAGCTTCGTCGAACCCGCCTGACCACAACCCACGGAGACAGACCATGGCCACCCCGAAGAAGTTCTACGCCACCCGCGATTTCAAGGACGCCGGCATCGAGAAGGCCTTCAAGCTCGGCGACGAGCTGACGTCTGAGCCGGGCGTCGAGAACTACGCCGCTGCCGGCCTCGCGTCCGACGAGAAGCCGGCCGACCCCGCGCCGGCCGACAAGCTCGCCGCCTGACCCGCGCGCTCGCTAGCGCGGGCGCACCTCCCCCGCCGGCCGAGCCGGCTCGCTATCCTCGAAAGGGACCATCATGACCTCTCAGACTGCGGCGGGCACCTCGTTCGCCATTTCCGTGGCGGCGCCCGCCACCAACGATGCTGCCGGCTTCGGCGCGCTCACCTTCACCGCGATCGGCAATGTCGAGAAGCTCGGCGGGATCGGCGGCGTGCCTTCCAAGGTGGAGTTTCAGCCGCTTCTCGGCCCGAAGCAGAAGTACAAGGGCTCGGTGGACTACGGCTCGCTATCGCCGTCCCTCGCGCTCGACTCGGCCGATGCCGGACAGGCGATCCTCCAGACGTCGGCCGATGATGCGAGCCAGACGCTCTACAGCTTCCGTGTCGTCTATCAGGACGGTAGCAAGCGCTTCTTCCAAGGCCGGGTCTTCGGCATGCCGGAGACGATCGACGGCGCCGACACGATGCTGATGGCGACGCCCGCGATCGAGATCTGCACCAAGATCGTGAAGGTCGCCGCCTCCTGATCCCAGATCCGGCGCCCGCGACGCCGGCATACCCCATGCGCCAGCTCGTCCCGTCGTCGCGGGTCGCGGGCCGGGTTGGCGCACCTCCCGCGAAGGACCCGCATCATGAAGATCGCAACGCTCGCCGTCGCCACCACGGCGTTCCTCCACCTGAAGGGGCCGGACGGCGCCTACCTCTACGAGGGCACGGAGCCGGTCGGCATCGACCTGTTCGGCCCTGGCTCGCCCGAGTTCGCCAAGATCGAAGAGCGCCAGTCGGCGCGGGCGATCAAGCGGATGCAGGAGAACGACAACAAGATCAGCCTCGCCCCGGCCGACCAGCGCCGTACCGAGGCCGCCGAGGACTTCGCCTCGCTCACCGCCGGCTTCCGCCACATCGAGCACGATGGCGCGGACGGCAAGGCGTTCACCGGCGACAAGCTGTACCTGGCCGTCTACTCGGACCAGGCGCTCGGCTGGATCACCTCGCAGGTGAGCAAGTTCGTGGGTGACTGGGGCCGTTTTACCAAAGGCTCGGCGACCAGCTGAGCCTATTCGTCCGGCAACTGGCGTGGCTTCATGCCACGCCGAAGCCCCCTGAAGGATCAAAGCGCGCGAAAGCTCAGGCGGACGTGAAGCGGGTCAGCCGCATCGACCGCCTGAAGCGCGACAAGATTGTGCCGGCCATGCCGCCGAACCCCGCCCCGCACCTGATCGACCGGCTGGTCGAGATGGGCCTGACGGAGGCGGCTGGCATGGGCGTCGCGCCGCTGAGCTGGTTGACGATCGAGGCTTGGCAGCGCGTTACCGCCGTTCGGCTGACGCCGTGGGAAGCCCGGCTGCTCCGCAGGCTCTCGACGGAATACATCGCCGAAGGCCGTCGCGCCGAGGACGAGACCTGCCCACCGCCCTGGCGCGCCGAGGTGACGAAGCGCGAGATCGAGACGGAAGAGGCGCGGTTGCGGATGGTGCTGGGCTAGCGCTTCACTTCCACAATGAGCGCGGCGATGACGATATTGCACGTGTCGGCGTCGGGAGTGCTTGCGCCTGTTTCGCGCTTGCCTTCGCTAAAAGCTTGATCCCCCTTCTTCAGCAGAAATGTCAAAGACGGGTGGGTCAGTGTGCGTTCGGTTCTAAGCCAGTTACGCCAATAGAGCGTATCATCTGGCTTTGTCACTTCGTTGCACTTCCCCAGATCGTGCTGAAGAATTGTCCAAGCGAACGCTTGGCGTGCTTCATCATGATCGACACCGTCACTGACGAACCCAGGTGCCGCTTTCAGCCAATAACGCTCGAAGGGTAGATCAATTACCTGCCTAGCTGATGGGATAGACGCGGAAGCTTGGACAAGGGCCAGTGCGCTCAACAGCATATGTCACACCTTGGAAAGGGAGGCTGATCGATGGACGATGGTTCTCCCACACTCGGGGTCGGCTTCGCAATCGACACTGGCGGCAGCTTCACAGCGCTGACCCAGCTCCAAGCGCTGATGGACACGACCGAGGCGAAGGTCCTGCAAGAGGCTCAGTCGATCGAGCGCGCGACCAGCGGCATGGTCAACCTTGGCGGCGCGACCGCCGCCATCGCCGCCTTTGCATCGACCACCTCGGCGGCCTTCGACAAGGCCGAACAAGCCGCCGAGCGCATGACCGCGCGGCTCAGCGAGCAGACGGCCACATTCGGCATGACGCGCGCGGCTGCGGCCGCATGGCGTGCCGAGCAGGTCGGTGCAACTGATGCGGCTGACGCGTTGCGGCAGGCCGAAGGCGCCCTGAACGCTGTGCGAGAACAGTCGGCCGCGCGGGCGGTTTCCGAGGCCGCGGCCGTGAAGCAGGCGGCAGACGAGCACGCGCGGCTGGCCGCGCTGGTGCAAGGGTCGAACGCTGCACAGACGGCTGACGCAGCTGCGGCCGAACGCCTGCGCGAGTCCACCGACAGCGTCTACGCGGCCACAAAGCGCCTCAATGCCCAGATCGCGGAGAGCGCTCGGCTCTACCATGTTGGCGCGACGCCGCCCGCCGAATATGCTCGTCAGCAGAAGGTGTTGAACGATCAGCTGGACGCGGAGACCAGTGCGCTCGAGAAGGCTGCGCGCGGGCACCGGGGTCACGCCGACGCCAGCGGCCTGTCGCGCAATGCGTCGATGGAGCTGACCCACGTCCTCAAGGCGTCTGCCGAGCAGATGGCGATGGGCGCGCCGCCGCTGACTATCCTAACGACGCACCTCGGGCAGCTGGGCCAGATCGCCACCATGACCGAGGGGGGAGTGAAGGGCTTGGCGGCCGCCCTGCTCGCGATGATCGCGCCTGCCGTAGCGGTCATCGCTCCGCTCGCCATCGTCGCAGGTGTCGCCTTTGGCGCGTTCAAGCAGTTTCAGGCCCAGGTGAAGGATAGCGGCGAGCTGACCCGCTACCGGGACAGCCTCGGTCTGACGCACAAGGAGCTGCTGGAGCTTGGCGACGGGGTCGACAAGGCCGGCGACAAGATCAAGAAGCTAAGTGACGTCACCGTCAGCGCGGGCGACGTGATGGCCGGCCTCTGGCAGACGATCAAGGAGGGCGCCAACGGCAGTGCCGGCGATGGCATTTGGGAGAAGATCAAGAGTGGCGCGTCAACGGCGCTGAACTGGATCATCGAACAGTGGAACATCGCTTCGGCGCAGATCACGTCAGGCATCTACGGCACCTTCAATGCTGTGAAGGTTATTTGGAGCAGCTTCCCTGCCGTGTTCGGCGACGTTTTCGTCTCTGGCGTGAACGCCGCGATCGCCGCCCTGAACAAGCTCGTCTCGGCAGGTGTCGACCAGCTTAACGGGTTCATCGCGACTGCGAACAAACTCCCCTTCGTGAATGTCGGGCAGGTTGCCGCCCCCCAGATCGGCCTGATCAACAATCCCAACGCCGGTGCTGCGGCGAAGGCGGCGCATGAACTGAAGGCGGGCTACGTCGACGCCTATGACGCCGCCCGCAAGGCAGACACCTCCTTCTGGAAGCAGGTCGGCGCCAACGCCATCAAGAACCACGAGAAGACCGTCAAGGAAGAGGCGGATGCCATCAAGGCGAACCGCACGCCGGCGAAGCCGAAGGTCGACCACAACGCCCTGAACGCTGAGGCCGTCGAGGCGCAGATCAAGAACCTCTACAAGCTGGCCGATGCTTATGGCGTGTCGGGCGCGGCTGCCCTGATCGCAGAGGCGCGCGAGAAGGCGGAGAGCAAGGCGATCAAGAGCCGCGCCGACGTCGAGGCGGCCGTCGCGCAGCAGGTCCGACTATCAGTCGCGCAGCGTGTCGCCGATGCCGCCAAGGCAGCAGCGGCACTGACCGACCAGGCGGCGGTGCAGGAGCAGGTCAACGCGCAGGTCGCCGCCGGCATCATCCCGGCCGCCCAAGCATCGCAGGTGCTTCAGCAACGCATGGCGCTCTTGCCGGCGCTCGCTGCTCAGGAAGCCGCCCGCACCACTGGCGACGCAATCGGGTACGCGAAGGCGACGGCGGCATTGGGCACTCTCACGGCGGCGCAGGTGCGCGACAACGCGGCGAAGCGCGACGCGCAATATCTGTCTTCCCTCGCCGCCGGCAGCGATGAGCTTGCCCGTCTCAAACTGGAGGAGCAGCTGATCGGCGCGAACGTCGATGAAAGGGCGCACGAACTCGCCGTGTTGAAGGCGATCCAAGAGGAGCGAAACCAAGGCTTCACCGTCATCCCCGAACTCGATGCTGCCGTGAAGCAGGCCGGGGAATTGGCCGATCAGGCGCAGGCAAACACGCACGCGAACGACGCCTACAACGCTTCGCTCACCGAGACGGCCGACCACTGGGATATCATCGCCAGCAAGGTGCAGGCGGCGGGCCAGGGCATGGCGGATGCGTTCGGCACCGCGGGCAAGGCGATCGGCGATGTGGCGTCGACCTACGCCAGCTACATGGCAAGCCAGAGCCGGTTGCAGGCAGAGCATGACGCGGCCATCACGAAGGCAGGCGATAACGAGAAGCTGCTCGCGCAGGAGAACGCGCGCTTCGCTCTCCAGTCGTCGGGCACCCAGATCGCTGCCTATGGCGACATGATCGGGGCGGCCAAGGGGTTCTTCAAGGAAGGCAGCGCGGGCTATCAGACGCTGGCCGCAGCCGAGAAGGTCTACCGCGTCGCGCAGCTCGCCATGTCGATCCAGGCGATGGTGCAGCAGGTCCGCGAGACCGTCACGCACGTCGCCAGTTCGGCCGCGCGTACCTCGGCGAATGCGACCGAAGCCATGTCGACGCAAGCCAAGCTGGTTTGGCCGATGAACCTGATTGCCATGGCGGCAACCGCAGCAGCGCTCCTCTCGGCCGGCATCGCGGTGTTCGGCGGCGGTGGAGGCGGCAGCGGCGCCACTGCCCCGACGTCGTCGGCGGACCTCCAGAAGGCGGCGGGCACCGGCACCGTGCTGGGCTCGGCGAGCGACAAGAGCGCGTCGATCGCGCACAGCCTCGACCTAGTCGCGAAGAACACCGCCGACGACCTGGGTATCGCCAACCAGCAGCTCATGTCGCTGAAGGCGATCAACACGTCGATCGTCGCCATGGCGGCCACGGTCGGCAAGCAGATCAGCGTGACGGGCTCGCTGGGCGACACGTCGAAGCTGAACCTCGGCTCGTCGGGCAGCGGCGGCTTCCTCGGCCTGTTCTCGTCGTCCACGACGCGGTCGCTCTACGATGCCGGCATCACCCTGGCGGCCACCACGGTCGGCAACATCGTCGCGAACGGCGTCAGCGGCCAGACCTACCAGATCGTCGAGCAGGTCAAGAAGTCGAGCGGCTTCCTCGGCATCGGCGGGGGCACGAAGACCACGTATCAGACCTCGACCGGTGCGCTGCCGTCCGACATCTCCGCCTCGATCCAGAGCGTCATCGGCGCGCTGGAGAACGGGATCGTCACGGCCGCAGGCACGATCGGCGTCGACGGCGCGAAGGCGATGCTGGACAATTTCCGGGTCGACATCGGCAAGCTGTCGTTCAACGGGCTGGACGCGCAGGGCATCACCGACCAACTGAACGCCGTCTTCTCGTCCGTCGGCGACAAGATGGTCACCGCCATCCTGCCGGGCATCGCCAAGTTCCAGCAGGCCGGCGAGGGCCTGTTCGAGACGCTGGAGCGGGTCGCCTCGACGGTGGTCGCGGTCGACGCGGAGATGGCGAAGCTGGGCGTCAGCGCCACGGGCCTCGGCGTCGACATCGACATGGGCATCGCGTCGAAGTTCGACAGCGTCAGCGACTTCACCAGCGCGGCGGACAGCTACTTCAAGGCCTATTACTCGGCGGCCGAGCAGACAGCGGCGAAGACCAGCCAGATGGCCAAGGCGTTCGATGGCTTGGGCCTGTCGATGCCGGCGACGCTCGCCGGCTTCCGCCAGCTGGTCGAGGCGCAGGACCTGACCACGGCGGCAGGCCAGTCGACCTATGCGACGCTGCTCCAGCTCGCGCCGGCGTTCGCCGACCTGAACACGGCGGCGGACGGGGCGAAGTCGGCGGCCGACATCCTGTCCGAGCGCCTCGATCTGGAGCGGCAGCTGCTCCAGCTTAACGGCGACACCGCCGCGATCCGTGCGCTCGACATCGAGAAGGTGGACGAGAGCAATCGCGCGCTTCAGCAGCAGGTGT